CACAAGCAGTGAAAGTAGAAACTGCACAACCAACTGTGACTGCGACACCCGAGCCTGCTCCGGCTCCACAACCAGAACAACCTGCAGAACAGCCTGCCGCAACAAACGGTAGTAACTCCAAAGCAGAAGATATTCTGGCAATGATCAGAGCAAGACAACAAAAATAACACAACTTAACTTAAAGTCTGCCGAGCAATCGGCAGGCAAAGCAAATGCAAATAGACATTTCTATAGATAACATTAAATTTAGAAAAATATTTTTATTTGACAATCCAATTGCAAACAAATATTTTTCACTTTTAAAAACTCTTATTAATGAGAATGGTTTGGATTTCGATAACCGTAGATGTTTTTACTCATATAAAACAGATATCGAAATAGAAAATGATTTAGATGATGCTGTATTTTCAATCAATAAGTTTTTTTCAAAAGAATTGTTGCCTACTGACAAAGCAAATCAAAACTATTTTAATGATATGCATCAAGGATTTGAACTGTTGAACAAAGGTTATGATGATTTTACCTTGCTTAAAGCAGTTGGTCCTCCTAATTTAATAGAAAGTATTAGAGATGTTAACTTTTGTACACATAAATTAGAACATGGGAAAACGGATAAAGTATTCGAAATCCAGTGGAATAAAGAAACCACGCAGAGGGTAGCACTTGACGAAAATGATTATCTACATGCAACTCATAAATGCCAAAGTAATCATGTATATCTAGGATATAATGAAGTTGGAAAAAATATTTTAGATTTATATAATGATGATTTACCAATAGATTATCCAGGATTAGTAAACAATCATTTTGTTGGCCCTGATATGATTTTTTTCCATAAAGAAGAACCATTGTTTGAAGATGGTTTTTTAAAATGGTGCACTAAACACAGCATTGATCCTTTTGAACCAAAAAATGGCATTTTAAATTATCCAATTGGCACTTTTGAGACATTGTGTGCTGAACAAAACTTTTCATCTCAATCAAAAATTACTGCATATGATTTGATTGACAAATGATAAAACATATAATAAAATACTTGAAAGGAAGAACAAAACATGGTCAAACCATTTGATGTAACAAAATTTAGAAAGTCAATTACTAAATCAATTGACGGATTAGGCATAGGATTCAATGATCCTACAGATTGGATTTCAACAGGAAATCATGCACTTAACTATCTTATTTCTGGTGATTTTTATAAGGGCATTCCGCTTGGCAAAGTGACTGTATTTGCAGGTGAATCAGGATCTGGTAAATCATACATTTGCTCAGGCAATATTATCAGAGAAGCACAAAAACAAGACATATTTGTAATACTTGTTGATTCAGAAAATGCACTTGATGAAGCATGGCTTAAAGCAGTTGGCGTAAACACAGCAGAAGACAAACTGCTAAGATTGGGCATGAGCATGATCGATGATGTTGCAAAGACTATATCAAACTTTGTAAAAGAATATAAGACAGATTATGGTGACAAAGAACCTGGAGACAGACCAAAAGTATTATTTGTGCTTGATTCATTAGGCATGATGATGACTCCTACTGATGTTGACCAGTTCAACAAAGGTGACATGAAAGGCGACTTAGGCAGAAAACCCAAAGCCTTAACAGCACTTGTAAGAAATTGCGTAAACATGTTTGGTTCTCTGAATGTAGGCATGGTAGCAACTAATCATACATATGCATCACAAGACATGTTTGATCCAGATGACAAAATATCCGGCGGACAAGGATTTGTTTATGCATCTTCAATTGTGGTTGCAATGAAAAAACTAAAATTAAAAGAAGATGAAGCAGGCAATAAAATTACAGATGTAAGAGGAATCAGAGCCGCCTGTAAAGTAATGAAAACAAGATTTGCGAAACCGTTTGAAGGAGTGCAACTTAAAATTCCATATGAAACAGGAATGGATCCTTATTCCGGATTATTAGACCTTTTTGAAAAGAAAGGCCTAATTCAACAGCAAGGTAACCGTTTGAAATATATAACAGCAACTGGAAAAGAGTTGCTTGACTATAGAAAAGCATGGGGCAAGGACAATCTTGAAATTGTCATGCAAGAGGTAAGTAATCAGGTTACATTAGACGAACATGCAACACCAGAAATAAATTTAAATGAAGAAGAAGCAACACAAAATATAGACAATGGAGACACAGATGCTAATTGATGTTTGGGGTTTGATGAAATCATATGTATCTGCAAAGGACAAATCGATTGTTGCAGAAAAATTTGTTGACATTGCCATGGACAATGGTGTGCAAGACGAAGAACTTAAAGATCTAATAGGACATGATGACGAACTAGATGAAGCAATCCGTTACAATTTAGACATTGAAGACGAAGAAGACTTTGAAGAAATATAGTAATCACTATATTAAATGCTTAAAAACTTAATCACTTTCGGCGATAGTTGGGTATGGGGAGTTGGTGCAGGTTATCAAAAAGGCCAGTCAAAAGAAAATTTCAAAAAAATCTCTGACAACACGAAATACACTAAAAACAGTTTTAGAAGTCTTATTTGTAACCAATTTGGTTTGAAAAATAGGAATTTTTCAGCCCCTGGATCATCTAATCAGCAACAGTTTAGGTTTGCTTCTGAATTTTTCCTTGGCTCCAAACTACACAACTTAACCAAAAAACATGACCATAATTTTACCCAAGAAAATATTGTATTATGGGGACTTACATCTGTATATCGACATGAAGTTTGGAATAAGCATACTGCTGTATATGATAATATCTTTATGACATCAAACGAAAAATATGCGAAAAATTATGTTATGCATCATTTTGATGAAAACTTAGAAACTGACCGTTTGTTTTATCATATTGAATTGTTCAATGCTTTTTTTAAACTAACCAACGTTAGACACTATTGGTTCAACATATTCGATGAGCATGTGTTTCCTAGAAAGTTTACTAATATGTTGTTCAATGGCGTATCCTTATTGTCTTTGTTAACAGAAGATTATGCACAAAATGACCAGTATCACATGAGTAATTGGAATGATACAGATAGGAAAATTACAAAAGCAATACAAATGCAGTTAGTAAATCCTCATTCATTACATCCAACACAGACAGGCCACAAAAAAATATTAGATCTATTCAACACACAAATTAATTTTACAACAGGAGAAAAACTGGTTGACATGTAATGCAACCGTGTTAACATAAAATATGAATTGGTTCTCTCTTGTTACACAAGATATCACAAAGATTCCTGATGCAATTGCACACTATGAAGGTGAACTTAACAAAGCATCAGCTGAGGTGAAACTACATGGCAACATTGAAAAACAATCAGCACAAATGCCTGGTGTTGTAGAAGCACGTTTTAGACAACTGCAAGAAATCGAAGGCATATTAAGACATCTTGAGATACAAGCACGTAGACTCAAGACAAAACACTACAAGAAATATCTAGAAAACTATCAAAGGGCACTGACTTCACGTGATGCAGAAAAGTATGCAGAAGGCGAAGATGAAGTGTGTGACTATGAAGCTATTGTGAATGAATGGGCACTGCTCCGCAACAAGTGGCTGGGTGTGATCAAAGCACTGGATCAAAAGCAGTGGCACATCACCAACATAGTGAAACTTAGAGTTGCTGGCATGGAAGATGCCAATCTTTAGCCCCTAATATAAATATTCCGAGTCAACAAGTAATTTTTTTTGACCGAAATTTTTTTTGGCTCGAGTTCGAAAGGAAAAAAAATGACGCAACTCATAGATCCCCATAAATTTACTAAAGCTGTTGGCCTTTTAAGGTCATTTTTTTTGGAGAAAGGATTTCTTGAAGTCCACACCCAAAACAGACTATCAATACTTGCCGCATGTGAAGACCCCTTCAATGTAGCAACCTACAACTATGCAGGCAATGTTTGGCCCTTGCCGCAAACGGGCCAGATGTGGTTAGAACACGAATTATTAAGTAGCCCCGATAGTAAGGGGTTTTTTTGTGTCTCCACTTCATACCGACAAGAACCAAATGCCATTCCAGGCAGACATGACATAATATTTCCAATGTTTGAATTTGAAATGCCAGGCAGTGTTGAAGATCTCAAAGCAATGGAGTATGAACTGTGTGAATATCTAGGTTTTGGTGCACTGACAGAAAAAACTTATGCAGAGTGGCAACAACACTTTGGCATTGGTGCTGATGTTGAAATGGAAGCACAGCATGAAACTGATATGGAGTCAGAGTTTGGACAAACAATCATCACAAATTTTCCTGAAATGACATCACCGTTTTGGAACATGGCCAGAAATGACGATGGCAAAACAGCAAAGAAGATGGATGTTATCTTAGGTGGTATGGAAACCATTGGATCAGCAGAACGTTCCTGTGATGTTGACATGATGCGTGACACATTCCATTCAATCACAGATGGTGCTTACAGTGAACTACTGTTTAAACTGTTCGGCAAAGAAAGAGTGCAAGCAGAACTTGAAAAGTTTTTGGAGTTTGATTTTTTCCAAAGAGTTGGAGGCGGCATTGGCATGACCAGAATGATCAGTGCTCTAGACAAACAGTAAGATAAAATAATCTGGGGTGGTGGAATTGGTAGACACGCCAAACTGTTTATTTGGTACTTAGGTATACTGCAATTTATTTAAGTATGTAGGTTCGAGTCCTACCCCCAGAGCCAGCATGTGGCAATTCTCATCATGCAAAAAACCATAGCTTTTTCTGCACATCTCCTGTAGCCTATTAACACTGTATTTTATGATTTTAATTGTATAAATTAATATTGAAAACAAGGAAACAAAATGAACAAGATTTTAAAACTTATACTATCAATAACAAAATTAACAATGTTAGGCCAAAAGAAAAACGTTAAAGAGGCATACACATATGTGTCAACTAACGGAGACAAATGGTAAACACATGCACAAATTATTTGAAAACACAACAAAGAATATTAATAAATTCACTAATTTTGTTAGCCGTATGTTTAGTGATGGTGACAAAAATCTCATTAAGTTTTGCAGAATTGAATACGGAAATGATTGGCAGTGGGCGTACCATAGGTATAAAAGGCAAGGACAATTCCCTAATAGCCTTAGAAAAGTGGCCTAATGCCTGAACCACAAATTTGGTTCTTTATTATAACGGCTCTGATGCTGGTGATCGGTGCAATCATAATGATGATAAAGATTACACCAACACCAGAAGAAGACGAACGACGCTGGAATTGGATGCTTGGAAAAGGTCCAGATCCATACAGAAAGGAAAAGAAAGATGAGTAGAATTACAGTTAACATATTAAAAGACAGCACAAATGCCGATAGTTACAAGTATTCAAATTTAAATCTTTTGAGAATTGTAATGGCAGGCAATAGCAAAGCAAGAAACATCAGCAGGAGATACAAATGAAAAAACTATTAGGCTTTTTTAAAAATTTAAGTCAATCACCTTTTCCTAAAACACATGGAAAAACAACAAGAGGAAAAACAAAAAAATAATGCAATATCTTAAAAACTTACTAAACGCACTTAGACCACAATCCAAACAAGAATGGATTGAAGAATACCTATCAAAGTCTGTGGATAGATATGATCTTGAAGCACGACAACTTGAACTGACCAGAAAAGGCATTTACTAGTATGATCAATCATAGACTAGAAGAATGGGCAACGAAGTTTAGAGCATCCAAACTCTATCTTCGTGCTCTAAGCCGCAAAAAACAAGAAAAAACACCCCATTACACCACACATCAACATGCACATACTATTAACAAAAAAGTATTAGAAGCATCGAGATTCACCCAATATACTTCATTTTAGATGCCTACCACCACAGGAGATTACATCATGTTGTTTTTCATGATCTTAGCTGCCCTGATGGTAATTGTAGGCGTGATATTAATGGCAGTCAACAATCAATACAATAAAAAATATTCAAACCAACTTATGCAAGCAAGAGTTATGTTTCAAGGAATAGCACTTGCAGTGTTATTTGTGGTGGTTTGGTTATCCACATAATTTTAATCATTTCATTGCAATAAGCGGACAGATTTGCTAAAATATTGTATCCAATAATTAGAGGAGATAACAAATATGTTAGAAAAACTGTTTGGCCTATCAAAGGCCGGCACTTCTGTGAAAACGGAAATCATGGCAGGTGTGGCCACATTCTTAACAATGGCATACATCACTGTGGTTAACCCGGCTATACTTTCAACAGAAGGTACCGGCATGGCATTTGGAGCTGTGTTTACAGCAACAATCATTGCCGCTGTGATAGGTACATTAATCATGGGA